GTAACTGAAGAAGCTATGGAAGATAATCTTTATGATACTTTTGCTAAATTAAGAGCAAAAGGTTTAGCTAGAGCTATGGCTAATACTAAACAAGTTAAAGCTGCAAAATTATTTAATGATGGTTTTGCTACAGCACAAGGAGATGGAGTAAGTTTATTTAATGCTTCACATCCAACTGTTGGAGATGGAAATCAAAGTAATTTGACTACAGCAGCAGCAATATCTGAAACTAGTTTAGAATCTACTTTGATTAATATTCAAAAAATCAAAGATGATAGAGGTATCTTAATTGGTGCTTCTGCTAAATCTTTACATGTTCCTGTTGATTTAACATTTACAGCAGATGTATTACTAAATACACCTGGAATAGTTGGAAGTGCTGATAACGATATAAATTCTATCAGACACTTAGGTATTATTCCTAGTGGTTATTTTGTAAACAGACGTTTTACAGATACTAATGGATGGTATATTAAAACTGATGTGCCTAATGGTACAAAAATGTTTAATAGAACACCATTACAAACTAAAATGGAACCTGATTTTGATACTGGTAACCTCAGATTTAAAGCCAGAGAAAGATATTCTTTTGGAGTATCTGACTGGAGAGGTTGGTTTGGAAATCAAGGAGCTTAACCATTAATAACATAGGGAGGGTATTTAGTTACTCTCCCTAGATTAAGGAAATTATATGTCAACAAATATTACATCAAAGTTTTTAGCAGGTACAGGAGTTATTGTAACAACTTCTGACTTAACAAGAGTTATAGCTATTCATGCTTATTCTACTGTAAATGGAACATGTGCTCTTTCAGATAGTACAGGAGATAAAATAAAATTTCAAGTAGCTGCAAGTGGTATGGCAGATATTTATATAGGAGAAATGGGTGTACGTTTTGATGGAACAGTTTGCTGTTCTATTACAGGTGCTAACGGTGGCGTAACTTTATTTGTAGGATAACTAGATGCCTAATTATTCCTATCTAAAAACAGATATAATAAATACAATAGAAAATGATTCTACAGAGTTTGAGAATCAAATACCCTATCTTATAGAAAAAGCAGAAGATAGATTAGTAAAAGAACTTGATGACCCAGGTCTAGATAATTTTGCTACATTTACTTTTACTGCTTCTAATCCAACAGTTAGTTTACCTGCTGATACATTAGTAGTACGTAATGTAAACTTTACTACAAGTGTTTCTACAACATCAACCCCACCTAATTCAAAAATAAGTTTACTACAAAGAACCTATGAATATGCATTAGATTATTGGGCTCCTGTTAGTGCATCTACAGGTGTTCCAAAATATTATGCACGTAAAACAAATACAGCTATTTATATAGTACCTACCCCTACATCAGCTTTAAATGGAGAAATACAATATACACGTAGACCTTTAGCATTATCTAGTGCTACAGGTACAAGTGTAACAACTTCTAATTATTTTAGTGAGTTTTGTTATAATGCTTTGTTTGCTGCATGTATGGTAGAAGCAACTTATTTTATAAAAGATTTTCAAATACTAGCTACATGGGAAGGTAAATATAAAAATTCTATAGATGGATTACGTAACCAAGCTAGAAGAATGAGACAAGATGATATGGAAACTGCAGCAAGTCCTGCAGGAGGACCTAATACAGTAATACAAGGAGCACCTTAGTGGTAAGTAGAGCTGCTATTTCTAAAGAAATAGAAGCATATAAAAAAGGTAATAAAAGAATTAAGAGTAAAAAACAAGCTATAGCAATAGCATATAGTAAAGATAAAAAGAAAAATAAAAAAAGGAGAAAGAAACGTGGATAATGTAAAAGATTTAATACAGGGAGCAGAAGCTAAAAAGTGGAATACAGCTACAGGAGAAACTTGTAGTGGTAAACCAACTGGACAAGGTTTTGGTGCAGCAAGAAAAGGACCTTCAGTAAAAGGTAAAAAAGAATCTTTACTTTCTACTTCAGATAAAAGGACAAAATAGTTGGCATCTTCAGGAACATACGATTTTAATTTAGATATAGATGAAGTAATTCAGGAAGCTACTGAAATGATTGGTGGTGAACAAACACTTGGTCATACACCACAATCAGCACGTAGGTCTATTAATTTATTATTAAATGATTGGCAAAATAGAGGAGTTTTACTTTGGTCTACATTTACTACAGCTATAACAGTTGCAACAAGTACAACAACATATGATTTAGCTGATTCAGTTAATGATGCTTTAATAGTAACAGTTAAAGCAAGTGCAGCAGCAACTGAAACGCAATTAACTAGAATTTCTTATGAAGAGTATAATGTACTACCTAATAAATCTCAAACAGGTAGACCAACACAATATTCAATTAAAAGAAATGTTAATAATCCTACTATTTATTTATATCCTATTCCTGATAATTCTACAGAAATATTAACAGTAGAAGCTATTAGACAATTAGAAGATGTTAATAAATCAGCAGCACAAAATGCAGATATACCTAAAAGATTTTTACCTTGTTTAACTTATGGTCTTGCTCATCAACTAGCACAAAAAAGAGCAGGTATACCTGATGCAAGAATAGCTATGTTAAAAGCTAGTTATGAAGAAACATTTAAAAGAGCTATGGAAGAAGATAAAGAAAGAGCTAGTATTTATTTTAAACCTAAATTAGGATATATTTAATGAGTACACCTAGAAAAACTATAGCTATGTGTGATGTGTGTGGATTTGTATATTCTATGAAGGTTATGAGACTTAATAGTTATAATATGTTAGTATGTCCACAAGATTATGAAGGTAGATATGATTTAAAAAATCATCCACAAAATAAAGCACCAGATACAAGAGATGATGCAATAGTAAAAAATGCACGACCTGATAATGGTGGAAGAAACTTGACATGGGAATCAGCAAGTATTACATGGAATGATGTTCCAGAACCAGATACTAGAAAATGGGGTACAGTATGAGTGATTTAACAAATAAATTAATTAATGCAACATATAAAAAATTATTACAAGTTAGTACATCTGGTAATATAGGAATTTCTGCAGACTTAACAAATGTACAAACAGGAGATGGAACTACAGTTGGTTTACAAGTAGCAACAAGTGCTGTTAAAGTTCTAGGTACATTTGGAGTAAATAATAATGTATCTGTATCTGGTGATTTACAAGTAACAGATAAAGTTTGTGCATCTGCATTTTATGGAGATGGTTCTAATCTTACAGGTATTACTATGTCGATTGGTGGTAATATATCTGTAAGTAATGCAACAGTAGGTGGTAATCTTTATGTTAGTGGAACGACTACAGTTGTAGGAGCTACACATTTACAAAGTACATTAAGTGTTGCAGCAGGAGTTTCAATAGGAGGAAATTTAAATGTTTTAGGTACAGCTACAGTAAGTGGTGCAACAGGTTTCTTAGGAAGTGTTAGAGTATCTGGAACGACAACGATTGAAGGTGCAGCAACTTTTAAAGATTCTGTTTCTGTTTCAGGTAATGCTAATATAGGAGGTACTGCAACAGTAGCAGGTAATGCTTCAGTAGGTGGTACACTAACTGTAGGTGGAGCAACACATCTTGCATCAACTTTAACAGTAGCAGGTAATACTACTCTTACAGGAACTCTTGGAGTAGGTGGAGCTGTAAATCTTGCTTCTACATTAACAGTAGCAGGTAATACAACTTTAACTGGTACATTAGGTGTGGGAGGTGCTGCAAATTTTGCATCTACAGCTACTGTAGAAGGAGCTACACATTTAAAATCTACTTTATCAGTAGGAGGTGCAACACATTTAGCTTCTACTTTAACTGTAGCAGGTAATACAACTCTTACTGGAAATTTAAATGTAGGTGGTACAGTTACTATAGCAGGAGCAAATGTACAAGCTGCAAATGCTAAAGTATGTGCTAGTGCTTTTTATGGTGATGGAGCTAATTTAACAAATGTACCTGTAGCGATAACAGGAAATATATCTGTTAATAATGCAACTATAGGTGGAACATTATATGTTGGTAGTACAGCTCAAATAGTAGGTAAAACAGAATTTGATGATGACGTATGTGTATCAGGTAATACAATATTAGTAGGTAATCTTGCAGTTGGAGGTACAACAACTATAACAGGTAATGTATCTCTTGGTGGAACATTAGATGTTAATAGTAATGCATCTATAGGTGGTACAGCAGTTATAACTGGTAAAGCTGAGTTTGATGATGATGTATGTGTTTCAGGTAATTCAGTATTAGTAGGTAACTTAGCTGTAGGTGGTACAACTACTATTACAGGTAATGTATCATTAGGAGGAACATTAGATGTTAATAGTAATGCATCTATAGGAGGTACTGCAGTTATTACTGGTAAGGCAGAATTTGATGATGA